AGGTAGGGCTGTGGTACTTGGAGAAGGGTGTGGTGTACACCTGCCGGGTGAGCGTCCCACCAGACAGCCACAGGTTTGTGGGCCAGATCACAGTCGGCTGGACTGAGCCCCCGCAGGACATCCAACAAGTAAAATTCATGCTGGAAATTGCCAGCGCCATGCTAACCAAAAGGGGTAACTGATGCTCTCACTATTCTCAACTCTTGGGGGTCTGCTGATCTCCGGCCTGCCAAAGCTGCTGGAATACTTCCAGAACAAAGCTGACCAAAAGCATGAACTGGCTCTGGCGGCTGTGCAAACAGAGCGCGAACTGGCTTTGGCCGCTGCTGGCTTTGCCGCGCAGGCCAAGATTGAGGAAATCCGCACTGAACAGGTGGCAATGGAGACCGACGCCAAGATGACTGAGGCAGCTCTGGCGCACGATGCCAAGGTGCTTGAGAAGGCTGCTTCGTGGGTCTCCAGCTACGTTGGCACTGTGCGCCCTACTGTGACCTACATCTTCGTGCTGGAGTTGGTGGCCATCAACGCCTTCATGGCGTGGTACTTGTGGAACCATCCGGGCTTAATCAACAGCATCGACGATGTGATCCGCTACTCGGACATCATCTTCAGCTCTGACGAGATGGCGATGCTGGGTGGAATTATTGGATTTTGGTTTGGCTCTCGCGGCTGGAGCAAGAAGTGAAACTGAGCAAAGCCGGGGAAGACTTGATGCACAAGTACGAGGGCTTTCGCTCTCGGCCCTACCTCTGCCCTGCGCACATTCACACGATTGGATACGGCCACGTGCTGTATCAAGAGCAGATCAGACTGCCTGTGGTGCGGGTGGAGGGCAAAGAAACACCCATGATCCGCAAAGAAATGCCATTAAAGCCGGAGGACAACCGTGTCTGGTCCAAAGAGGAAATCAACAAACTATTCTCTGATGACATCGCGTCTTTTGAACGCGGTGTTTTACGACTTGTTCCCGGCTGTGTTGGCCGTCAAGGCAGCTTTGACGCTCTTGTCTCTATTTCCTACAATTTTGGACTAGGCAACCTCCAACGCTCGACTATCCGGATGAAGGCCAACCGGGGGGATTGGGAGGGCGCTGCGGAGGCGTTCAGGGCTTGGACCAAGGGTGGTGGTAAAGTCCTGCCCGGCCTGGTCAAGCGCCGGGAAGCCGAAATTGCCTTATTTTTATCGTGAGACAACACATGAGCCCTGACCTTCAAAAGTACTATGAAGACCGCTTCGATCTGTTCTCCCAGCAAGGCTGGCTTGACCTGATGGAAGATGTAGAAGTAATGTTGGAGGCAACAAACAATGTCTCTACCATTGCGGATGAAAAAAGTCTACAATTTCGCAAAGGCGAGATTTCTATCCTGACTTGGCTGAAAACCCTGAAAGGGGTCAGCGAACGAGCATACGAGGATTTGAATGAAAAGAATGTATGAATTTGCCTGCGATTGCGGGCAGCGCACAGAGGCTTTGGTGGGTTATGAGACCGCCCAAGTGCTGTGTGGATGCGGGGGGTTCGCCCACCGCGTCATAAGCGCCCCGGCGTTTAATTTGGAAGGCTGGTCCGGTCATTTCCCCACTGCCCACGGGCAGTTTGGCCGACGCCATACCGAAAAGTTGAACGCCGAGCGCAAAGCCAACTCATAAGCGCCCAGCGCCGAGTTGATTATCCTACAACCATTTTGGCAGGAACCCAATATGTTGATTGACAATGAATCTGAGCCGCTAGGCGAACTCGAAATTGAAGAAGCAAAGACACCGGCGCAAGAACTTCCTGAGAAATACAGGGCCAAAAGTCTTGAAGAAGTCGTGCGGATGCACCAAGAGGCTGAAAAGCTGATTGGCAAGCAGGCCCAAGAGGTCGGCGAGGTCCGTAAATTGGCTGACGAGTTGCTCAAGCAGAACCTCAATTCTAAACAACAGCGTATTCAGGAGGAAGAACCTGAAGTTGACTTTTTTGAGAACCCTCAAAAAGCAGTTCAAGCGACGATTGATAAACATCCCGACGTCCTCGCGGCCCGCCAAGCGAGCCAAGATTTCAAACGGATGCAGATTCAGCAAAAGCTGGCGCAGGATCACCCCGACTTTTCCGAAGTCGTCAATGATTCTGAGTTCCAAAGCTGGGTGAAGTCTTCACCTGTGCGTTTGGGCCTCTATGCAAAAGCCGATGGTGATTTTGACTATGATTCGGCCAATGAACTGTTGTCCACCTTCAAGCAGCTTCGTGGCGTCAAGGCTAAGGAATCCGATCAGGCGAGTACCGCTGCACGGACCAAAAGCATGAAAGCCGCGCAAGTCGATGTTGGTGGTTCAGGTGAGAGTTCAAAACGAGTCTATCGACGGGCCGACCTCATTCGTCTCAAGATGACAGACCCGGCAAGGTACGAAACACTGAGTGATGAAATCATGCAGGCGTACTCTGAAGGGCGTGTTCGATAATTTAACTTTGGAGCTTTTACTATGGCAAACGCAGCTTTTTCCCCCACTAATTCGGTAACCACCACCTCCGCAGCTAACTTCATTCCAGAAATTTGGAGTGATGAAATTGTTGCTTCTTACAAGAAGAACCTCGTCTTGGCCAACTTGGTCAAGAAGATGTCTTTCAAAGGCAAGAAGGGTGACACCGTCAACATCCCTAGCCCAGCCCGTGGCAACGCCTCGGCCAAAGCCGCTACTGATGCCGTGACTCTGATTGCAGAGAGCGACACCATGATTCAAGTGTTGATTAACCAACACTATGAATACAGCCGCTTGATCGAAGACATCGTTGAAGTGCAAGCCCTGACATCGCTGCGTTCCTTCTACACAGAGGACGCCGGTTATGCCTTGGCCCGTCGCATCGACACCAGCTTGGTCCAGTTGGGCCGTGCCTTCAACGGCGCGACCGTCGGCACCGACGACTACGCAACCAGCGCCAGCTCCACAAAGGCTTATGTTGGTTCCGATGGCACTACTGCCTACAACAGCTCGACTTCCAACGCTGCTGCTTTGACTGATGCTGCTATCCGCCGCACCATCCAGCGCCTGGACGACAACGACGTTCCTATGGACGGCCGTTTCTTCCTGATCCCTCCTTCGAGCCGCAACACCCTGATGGGTCTGGCCCGTTACACCGAGCAAGCGTTCATCGGCAACGGCGACGCTATCCGCAACGGTGAAATCGGTCAGTTGTACGGTATGGCTGTGTTCGCTTCTTCCAACGCTGACACCGGCGCTGGTAACGGTGGCGCTGACCGTATCTGCTTGATGGGCCACAAGGACTCGATGGTGTTGGTTGAGCAGTTGGGCATCCGTTCGCAGACTCAGTACAAGCAGGAATACCTCGGTACCCTGTTCACTGCTGACACTCTGTACGGCGTGAAGGCTCTGCGTACCGCCGCGTCTTCATCGGCTGCTAACGCATCCGGCGCTTACGCTTTGGCTGTACCAGCCTAATGAATAGCCCCCGGTCATAAGCCGGGGGCATCTTTTTAAGGAGATTCAAATGGCTGCTGCATCCGCAATCACTTCCCGTCGCGGGAATGACCAATTCCGAGGTATCTTTTCTGACACCTGGGCTATTACTTGCACTTTGGACACTGCTGAAATTGCAGACCAAGCTGCGGCGACTGACACCGTGGCTGTCCCTGGCGTTGCCTTGGGCGATATGGTGATCGGCATGTCGGCTGGTGTGAGCGAGGCTGGCGTTGTTCGCCGCGCCTACGTTTCCGCTGCTGGCGTTGTGACTATTGCCACAACCAACACAACTGGCGCTGCCGTTAACTTGGCGTCTACGACTGTTAAGTTGGTCATTGGCCGCATGGTCTAAACGACAGGGGGCCTAGTGCCCCCTTTCTACAGAAAGAAAATCATGGCTACATATCGTTGTTTGGCAAGTGGTAATACGGTGACGTTCACTTTGCAACACGACATTGACTCGATGCGCGGCCACGGCGGCTACGTTCTGGTCGATGAGCAAGGCGAGCAAGTGCCGGTCCAAGAGGCCAGCAAAGAGTTACCAATGACGGCCCCAACGCCGGTAAAGCGCATGGGTCGCCCTCGTAAGGCAGTTGAAGCAATCATCTAAGGAGCACATCATGCCAATGGTCGGAACAAAGAAGTTTGCCTACACACCCAAGGGCAAAAAAGAAGCCAAAGAGATGTCGATGAAGTCGGGCAAGCCCGTCAAGTCCATGCCTGTTCGCGGCTCTCGCACCGCAACCAACAAAGCCAAAAAAGGCTACTGATGAAGCCCGGCTTGTACAGCAACATCGCAGCCAAGAAAGAACGCATCAAAGCCGGTTCTGGCGAGAAGATGCGCAAGCCCGGCACCAAGGGTGCTCCAACAGCCGCTGCCTTCAAGGCTGCGGCTAAGACGGCTAAAAAGAAATGAAAACCCCAGCCTGGCAACGCAAAGAAGGACAATCCAAGACCGGAGGCTTGAACGCCAAGGGCCGGGCGTCTTATAATGCGTCAACCGGGGGCGATCTCAAAGCCCCCGTGAAGTCGGGCGACAACCCTCGTAGGGCCTCCTTCTTAGCACGCATGGGCAATATGCCTGGGCCTGAGATGAAAGACGGTAAGCCTACCCGGCTACTCTTGTCTCTGAAGGCTTGGGGCGCATCGTCCAAGGAAGACGCCAAGGCGAAAGCCAAGGCCATCTCAGCCAGGAACAAGAAATGAGACCCATATCCGTCGGCATCAACCCCACTGCTGGGACGACCACCACGGTCTACACCGTGCCGACGGGGTATTACGCGCTGTTCAATCTGCTGTACGTCCACAACACCGGGGCCAACAACAAGTTTCTGACCGTGCAGTGGTTCGACGCCAGCGCAAACACCAGCATCGACATCTTGACGCAAGTGCCGTACACAGCCAAGCAGTACACGCAGTTCAGCAACGCCTATATCGTCTTTGAAGAAGGCGACCAGCTACGCGTTACGCCAGAGTCCACCAGCGCGTTTGCGATCATTGCCACCTTTGAACAAATCGGATTGACACGCCAATGACCTACCTTCAACTTATCAATGATGTGCTGGTCCGACTGCGCGAGACGCAGGTGTCGTCCAGCAACGAAACGGCTTACTCAACACTGATCGGGCGGTTTGTCAACGACGCCAAGCGCCAGATTGAGGACGCGTTCAGTTGGAACGTGCTGGGCCAGACGGTGACAATCACCACCACGCCTGGCACCTATGTCTACTCGCTGACTGGCTCTGGCCAGAAGTTCCAAGTCATGGACGCGCTGAACACGACCGCCAACGTCGGTCTGCAAAACATCAGCTTCATGC